TACCGTTTTCTACTGTCTCTGGGACAGCAGTACCACCACCAATAATCATTGTAACTACTGGTGGATATGATGATAAGAAACGATTTAAGAAGGAAATTGACAGAAGGTTTAAGAATAAGAATGAGATTATCAGGGCATTTGAAAGAATAATAGAAGGAAAGCCTGATGTAGTTGAAGAAATAATAACACCGTTCCTAACAGAACCATTTACATTTGTAGAAACTTTATCAACTACACAGAACATTGATTACGATAGATTATTATTAGATATAGACAGAGTAGAAAGAATATGGCAACACTTTATTGAACTTGATGACGAGGATGTTTTAACACTATTATGAAATGGACTTATGTAGATGGTGAAGCTATTGCAAACATCACTTGTAATTTAGATGCAAAGGTGCATATTATGCCAGATATAAAACCTTATAAATCAATGATTGATGGCTCTATGATTACTAGCAGATCAAAGCACAGAACGCATTTAAGGGATAATAACTGCATTGAAGTCGGTAACGAATCAATGAGCAATCCAATTAAAAAAGACAATAATTTAAGAAAAGAAGCGTTAATGTCTCAGTTATCTAATATGACTCACGCACAAGCAAATAAGATTTTATCTAAGTTGCGAGATGATGTAAGATTTTCAAATAACCCCCACAGGGAGAAGTAATGGAAAATGAAATCGTTGAAGATGAAGTTTTAGATAGGAAAGAGTTGTTGAGTCAGCAATTTGATGAAATTGAAGCTCCTATTGTTGAAGAAAAACAAGTTAATAGAGATGAAAAAGGAAAATTTGCTCCTACTGTTGTTGCTGAACCTGTTGTAGAAGAACCTGTATGGAAGCGCCCTCCATCATCATGGAAGTCTGAATACCATCAGGATTGGAACACAGCATCACCTAGACTTCAGGAATACGCATGGAATCGTGAAGAACAGATGCGAGCAGGTATTGAACCAATGGTTTCTAAAGCTCATTATGCTGACGAAATGCAGAAGGTATTTGAGCCATATCTTGATACAATACGAGGATTGGGATTAACTCCAGCGCAAGCAATGAATGGTTTATTGCAAGCTGATAAGAATTTAAGGCACGGTTCTCCACAAGATAAAGAAGATTATATAGCCCTATTGCGTCAACAATATGGAATGAACGCAGTAGAGCAACAAGCTCCACAACAAGATGTAGTTTACGAGTTAAGGAATCAACTTAACGCAGTAAGAGGACAAATGCAGGGCTGGGAAGAAGCTAAAGTAGCAGATAAGAAGCGTATTGAAGATGCTGAAATGGCTACTTTAAATAACGAAATAGAAGTTTTTGCAAGCAAGAAAGAACATTTTCAACAAGTAATTCCTGATATGGTTGCTCTCTTACAAGGCGGTAGAGCAAACGATTTGGATGACGCTTATGAAAAAGCATTACGCCTTGATTCTAAGTTATCCGAAAACTTATGGACTGCCCCACAGGCAAACATACAGACAAAAGTAAACTTGGCGGACAGAGCTGCGAAATCGGCTAAGGCGGCAGCGGTTAGCGTTAAAAGCTCCACACCCGGAGTCTCTACGATGACTAAAGCGCAAGATAGACGTTCATTATTATCTGAACAATTCGATCAGATTAGTGAACGCTTTTGATTAACTATTAGGAGATAATTATGGCTTTTGCCAATAGTTCAATCAGCGATATTATTGCGACTAATATTCAAAGTCGTAGTGGTGAGCTGGCTGATAACGTTTAACTTATAGACGTTATAAAACTCCGTGAATTCGGTGAAAAGCTGAGATGCCAACACCGAGCCAAGACGCACAGGATACCCAAGGGGTGCGTAAGGTGTAACGACTAGGACAAAGCGGAAGCAAAGTCCCACGAGCGCGGAGCGTAAGTATCAACCAAAGAGGAGTATTCCAAATGGTGACAGTGTACGGTTTAGAGGATGCAAGCACTGGAGCAGCGTATGTAGGTTGCACAGCAGGCAAGATAGGCAAGAGGATGCGAGAGCATAGGAGTCTACTAAAAGCCGGTAAGCATAGCTCTAAGAGGTTGCAAGAAGCGTGGAACGATCACGCTGGTGAGTTTCAGATGAAAGTACTTGAGACAATGCCAGCAGAAGTATCAGTGATTGAGAAGCGTGAGCGCGAGTTGTCTTGGATGAAGCACTACAGAGGCAGTAATTTGTTACTAAACGAAAATGAGTATTCGTTTAGGCCGCCTCCAAACGCTCCTACAATGGCAGCAAAGTCTAGGGTAGCCAATAGCTACAGACAAAGCGCAGAAAGCAACCTAAAGCGTAGATTGGCGCAGATTGGTAAGCCGAAAGGCCACGGTGCTAAGATTAGCGCCACCAAGAAAGCGATAAAACTTGCGATGAGATAGTCTGCTCTGCATATAAATGGAATATGCAGGTTTGGGATAAAGAGCCTAAACATAACACAAGGACAAATAACAACGCTTTATTGCGTAGACTCAAAGAACGTGGAAATGTGAAAACATTTGCTGGCGGTAATGTAATACTGCAAGAAATTATGTACACAGACTCCACAACCAGCAACACTAACAGTTATTCTGGTTACGAAGTATTAAACGTATCCCAAAATAGCCCAATTAGTGCTGCTCAATTTTCAATTACTCAATATGCTGCTGCTGTATCTCTATCAGGCTTGGATAGTATCCAAAACTCTGGTAAAGAAGCGATTATTGACTTATTAGACGGACGTATGAATGTTGCTGAAGCCCAACTAGCAAACCGTATAGGTGGCGATATTTACCTAGATGGAACTGGTAACGGTGGCAAGAACATTACTGGTTTAGCTGCTGCTGTTCCTGATGCACCTTCAACTGGAACTTACGGTGGTATTAACCGCGCTAACTATTCTTTCTGGAGATCAATTGCTTACTCTGGAACGACTAATGGCGGTAGTGCTACTTCAGCATCGAACATTCAGTCTTACATGGATGCTCTAGCTGTTCAGTTGATTCGGGGTACGGATAAACCTGATCTGATTGTTGCAGACAATATCTTCTACAAATTTTATTTGTCTAGCCTACAATCAATTCAACGTATCACCGATGGTGGGAATAGTTCAGTTGGATCTGGCTTTGCTTCTCTAAAATACTATGGAGCTGGTATGGCTTCAGACGTAGTATTAGATGGCGGTGTTGGCTCTGCTGCTACTGCTTCACATATGTGGATGTTGAATACCAAGTACATTATGTTCCGTCCTCATGTGGATCGTAATTTTGTGCCAATTGGCGGAGATCGCCAAGCGGTTAACCAAGACGCTATCGTTAAATTGATTGGCTGGGCTGGAAATCTTACAAGCTCAGGCCCACAATTTTGCGGTGTGTTAATAGCATAAGGAGAAAATAATGGCTAATTCAACATTTGGTGTATTAAACTTTGTAACTCCTATGTTTGCACAGCGTGATACTGCTGCCGTAATGACGTTAGGAACTCCTCAAGTTGGTATTTTGAACGACACTTGGGTATATGTTCAAGCATCTCAAGTAGTTGCAACTGGAACTTGTAGCGTTAGCTCAGCATTTGTACTGACTGACGCAGCAGGTGACTATACTGCCGATACTGCTTTTGCATCTGGCGATTACGGTTGGGTTCGTAAAACAACTTCACCGTTGTAACATAATTCTGGGGCGGGGTAACTCGCTCCAGTTTTTAAGGAGATAAATATGGCAATACCTTCACGAGTTATGGGGACAGGAAACTCTCCGCAGTCAACTCAAGCAATTTGTGGTACAGGTGCAGTTGCTTTAGTGGCAACAGGAACAACGATTGCAGATGCTTTTCTGTTAAGTGCTGAAAATAACACATTTACTACCAGTTCAGCTTCTACTGGAGTTAGACTTTTGCCTACTGAAGTTGGCGCACAAGTAGTAATTAGAAACGACTCTGGGGTATCTTTAACAATTTACCCTTATTCGGTAGCAAGTACTATAAATGCAGGTGCAACAAGTCTGGCATTAGCAACAGCTAAGACTGCGGTATTTTTTGCAACATCGGCAACAACGTGGGTTTCGATAACCACAGCGTAGATACTAGGGCGGGAGACTGCCCTAGTCCTTATGATAATACCATTTCAAAAAGGAAAACAAATGGATAGCGATATCAGTAACGCAGACAGTAGTTTAAACGTAGAGTTCTACTTACAAAAGAATGAAACCATCCTAGATGATGATGGAGTTAGTCAGCCCGATCCTAACTTTGGCAAACACTTTATTAGAATTAATATTCCTTCTGATAAAACCAATATAGTAGATCAACCTGTACGCGAGGATCATAAGAAACGGTTTCCCAGACAATGGTTATATTTCCAGATGAAGAATGGAGAACAAGAAGTCATTGGAGTGCCTTTATCTCAATGGAGAAAAGATGAGCCTGAGATACTATCAGAGTCATTCTTTGAAGAACTATCAATTTTAAAGTTTCAAACAGTTGAGCAGGTAGCAACTTGTTCAGATATGCAAATGCAAAGAATGGGCATGAGTGGAATGAGATTAAAGGAACGAGCTAAAATGTTCCTCATTAAAAACAACTCTCAATCTGACTCATTAGAAGAAACTAAACAAGAATTAGCCACTTTAAAAGCCCAAATGGCAATTCTAATGGAAAAAAAATCAGTCGGTGGTAGACCCAGAAAAGAGGCTTAAAAATGACAACTATGCTCCAGCTCGTACAGCAAGTAACCAATGAAATCGGTGTAGCAACACCTACTGCCGTAGCATCAAGCACTAATCAAGACGTAATTCAGATTCTTGCATTGATGAACGCATCTGGTTACGAGTTATTAAGAAAAACGAGTTGGCGCAATTTAACAAAACAGTACACTTTTTATACTTCTTATGTAACCACGACAGGAAACTGGACTTCAGGCGGTACGTCAATGACTGGCATACCGTCAACTGCTGGCATAGATACTACCTATAATCTGGTAGGTAGTGGAATGAATACCAGCGCAATGGTTTTATCAGTTGATTCAGGAACTGCTATTACTTCTAGCCAACAGTTTACAGAAACCGAAGTAGGCGGAGCAGTAACCTTTCAGAAAGTACAATATTCATTACCTGCTGATTACGACTCTAGTATGCCAAGAACTCAATGGGATAAAGGTAATCATTGGGAAATGCTTGGGCCTGAGTCTGCTCAACAATGGGAATGGCTCATGTCAGGTTACATTTCTACTGGGCCAAGAATCAGATGGAGATTATTAGGTGCTTATTTCCAGATATTTCCGGGCTTATCTAACAGCGAACTGTTAGGTTATGAATACAAGAGTAATGGATGGGCTACAAACGCAGTAGGAGTGTCAAAAACGAGCTTTACGGTAGATACCGATACCTGCATATACTCTGATCGGTTAATCGTGCTAATGACGAAATTAAAGTACTTTGAAGCGAAAGGCTTTGATACGACTGCTATGTATCGTAACTTTACTGAAGAATTAGAAGTAGTTATGGCTCAAGACTCTAGCGCAGCTAATTTAAGTTTTGCTCCGAGAGTCGGCTCTATATTAATCGGAGTAGATAATATACCTGATTCTGGATACGGGCCAAGCTAATGTTATTTCAAAAAGGATCAGCCCAAGTCGCATCTCTACCCGCACCGATAGGCGGTTGGAACGCGCGTGATTCTATTGCTAATATGGAAGCACTTGACGCTTATTCATTAATTAATCTATTTCCTACTGTTTCTAATGTTGTCCTACGAGGTGGCTTTAATAATCACGTTACTGGAATAACAGGGCAAGTAGAAACATTAATGAATTACTCCTACGGCTCAACACAGAAGCTATTTGCTATCGCTGGTACTGCAATCTATGACGTAACTAATCCAGGAGTAGTCGGAGCAGCCGTTGTTAGTTCTCTTACAAACGCACGATGGGAATATATTAATGTAACTACAAGTGGCGGAAACTATATTTATTTAGTTAATGGAGTTAATTCACCACTATTGTATGACGGCACGACATGGCTTGCTATTACAGCAATTTCTACCATTGCAATTACAGGCGTTACACCAACTACTTTAGATAACATTCAGTTGTTTAAAAACAGAGTGTGGTTTAGTCAAAAGAATACATTAAAAGCGTGGTATTTGCCTACTAGCGCAGTTGGTGGAGCAGCCAATGTACTGGATTTAAGTTCAATCGCTAAGAAGGGCGGTTATATCGTAGACATAGGTACTTGGACATTAGACGCTGGATACGGAGTAGATGATAATTTAGTCTTTATTACTTCAAACGGAGAAGTAATTGTTTATTCTGGTACTGATCCAGCCAGTTCTGCTACTTGGGCATTGATTGGAGTATGGAATTTAGGTTCTCCAGTAGGCAATAGATGTTTGGTTAAGTATGCAGGTGACTTACTTATAATCACTTATGACGGATTAGTGCCGTTAGCTGGAGCATTACAATCATCTCGACTTGATCCAAGAATCAATCTAACTAATAAGATTCAAGGAGCGATAACTGACGCCGTTAACGCTTATGCGTCAAAATTCGGCTGGCAAGTAATTTATTTAGCAAAGAATAACGCAATTTTGCTTAATGTGCCTGTTTCTGAAGGTTCTGCACAAGAACAGTATGTAATGAATACGATTACAAAATCTTGGTGTAAGTTTCAAGGATGGAGTGCTAACGTCTTAGAGATACATCAAGAGGATTTATATTTTGGTGGAAATGGAGTGGTTTGTAAAGCGTGGACAGGCTATACAGATAACGTATCTAACATTCAAACTAATGTCTTACAGGCATTTAACTACTTTGAACAACGCGGGGTAAAGAAGTAGTTTACTCGTGCGCGCCCCTCCATATTTACAAACGGTTCACCAGCAATTCTACTGTCAATAAATGTAGATTTTGATACCACGAATCCAGTTTCATCTTTATCGTTTTCACCTTCTAGTCAGACGCTATGGGGTACTGCTTTATGGGATATTGATGTTTGGGCGCAAGATACAGTCATTACAAATACATGGCAAGGCATTACTGGAATTGGATATTGCGGAGGTATTCATCTAACATCTAGCAGTCAAGGAATACAATTAGAATGGGCATCAACTGACATAGTGTATCAGACAGGATGGGCTGGGATATAGTCGCAGGAAGCGAAGTTGGAAGATGGGTGGCTGATAAAACCACAGAATTGTACAATGTTGATTCAGCAGCGATTGGGTTACAAAAGGATAATAAGATAACAGCTGGAGTGGTGTATCAGGATTACTGTGAAACAACGATTGTTTGCCACATAAGAATAGAGGGAAGGGTTAATAAACAGTTTTTAAAGGCTATATTTAATTACCCTTTTGATCAGTTAGAAGTTGAGAAAATTATAGTACCAATTACTCAGGAAAATGAAAAGAGTATACACTTAGTTAAGAACATGGGATTTAAGGAAGAAGCTAGGATTAGTAGATCAAATGGTGATATAGTTTTTTTTACATTACATAAGAATGATTGTAAGTTTTTAGGAGAACGGTATGGGAAAAGCAGCCAAAGCACCACCAGCACCAGATTATGTAGCAGCAGCCAAGCAACAAGGCATTGAGAATATTGAGGCTGCAAAGTCGACTGCAAAACTAGGTAACCCAAACATTTACGGGCCTCTAGGCAGTCAAACTGTTAGCTATGAAGGTGATACTCCTACTATTCGTCAAACGCTGACTCCGGACGCTCAAGCGACATTACAGTCTCAACAAGCAGTAGAGAAAGGATTGGCTAATCTCGGACAACAAGGCATTGGTACAGCACAAAACGCTTTAGCAAACCCGTTTAACCCTAATTTATCAGGATTAAAGACAGAATTAGACACATCTCAATTGACGCAAATGCCTACTAATCAAGGCATAAACGCTCAAGAAGCTATTATGCGTAGGCTTCAACCGCAGTTAACTCAGAATGAAAACGCTACCAGACAGAGAATGGCTAATCAAGGATTAGTGCCGGGTGGCGAAGCGTATGAAAATGAAATGAGAATTCAAGGACAGAATCGTAATGATTTAGAATCTCAAGCAGCCTTGCAGGGTATTAATTTAGACGCTGCGCTTAGACAACAAGGTTTAGGCGAGCAACAAATGCGTACTCAGTTTGGTAATGAGGCACAACAACAGAGTCTGGCACAACAATTAGCTTTACGCAACCAGCCATTAAATGAAATATCAGGATTGATGTCAGGCTCTCAAATACAGATGCCACAGTTTCAAGGGTACACAGGTGCTAATATTGCTGCTCCTCAAACCTATCAAGCGACTAGCGATGCTTATAATGCAGCCATGCAACAATACGGTATTCAACAAAATGCTAAAAATGCTGGCATGAGTGGCATGATGGGATTGGCAGGTAGTTTAGGTGGTGCTGGATTAATGATGTAATGCTAGGACTAGCTTTTTCAGGTGGTAAAGATTCACTCGCTTGCTGGTATCTGTATAAAGCGAAGAAACCTATTGTGTTTTGGGCTAATACAGGCAAGAATTACCCTGAGACATTAAAGATAGTTGATGAGATTAAAAACGAATGTGTCGAGTTTATAGAAGTATTGGTAGATAAACAGAAACAAATTGACGAGGAAGGGTATCCGTCAGACTTAGTACCGATTGATAGAACGACTGCTGGTATGGAAATTTCAGGAATAAAGCAGATAAAGGTTCAAGGTTACTTAAATTGCTGTTTTAAGAATATTTCATTTCCAATATTTGAAGCAGCAAACAAAAGAGGAATTACTGAGTTGATACAAGGACAGCGAAACGATGACTCTTTAAAAGCACCTTCAAAAGATGGTGATGTTATAGCTGGGATTAAGTTAATTCGTCCATTGCAAGATTGGACTAAAGAACAAGTTATGAAATTTATATCTGCTAATAGAGCAGAAATACCAGAGCATTATAAGTTTAATCATACATCTCTTGATTGCTACGACTGTACTGCTTATTTAGAACAATCAAAAGATAGAACAGCATGGGCTAAAGAGGCTCACCCAGAGTTGTATGGAAAGTACAAAATTAATTTAGATTTATTAAAAATAGCAATTGAAGATACTTGGAGGCATTATGAATCAGATTGTTAACCCAATTCAAGATGATGTTGATTTACAAAATAGACGCATGATGTTAGCCAGAGCATTAAACGATAGTCAAACAAGAGCTGCTCCTAAACCAAGTGGGCCTTTAGGGATTACACCAGTAGACTACAATTCTTTCTCGGATAATTTCTTTAAGTTCTACAAGCCAGGTTCTCAGCAACCACAACAACCTAGCCAATCTGAACAACCTGCCCAAAATCCAGCACAAATGGAAGCTATTTATGGACAACCGCAGTCAGCGTATCAAAATAACATGGAAGCTATTTATGGTAAGCCTACTGGACAAACTCCACAGAATCCGGGTATGCAAAATCAGGGTATGTTAAGTCCTACAAACGCTACGAATTATTTTGGAAGCACTAATTCAGCTAGGGGTGGATAATGGCTAACAACCAGATGGTGAATTTTAACTCGCAAGATGTTGCGAATATGTATCGTAGGAATCAGCTCGCACAGGCTCTACAAGAGAGAATGAACGCTCCTACACCCGTACATACCTATCAAGGTTTTCAAGCTCCTGTATCGCCATTAACAGGCATCAGCAAAGCACTAGATATATATTCTGTTATGAAGAATGAGCAAAACCAAGAGGATAAATATCAGGCTGAGAAAGCCGCTGCAGAACAGAAAGCACAAAATCTTATCAATAAACAAAATGAACAAGCAACGGAATTTGGAAAGCAATTTAATCCTGTTGTAACAGAACAGATGATAGGTGGGAATACTTCATTTACTCCGACACAATACGCTGACGCAATAAATGCGTATGGTAAACCACAAGAACCAACCCAAGCATCTGATATGTTAAATGGTGAACCTACAACTTATGGACGTAATGAAGGGACTTTACAAACTACAAGCACTCCCAGAACACGACAAGAAATAATGGGTTTTGAGTCTCAGGGAGTTGGCTCTAATAACCCACAAATAAATAGAATGGCTGAAAATAGTCGTCAGTCTCGTATTGCGGATGAGACAGCAAAAGCTATTATAGAAAAAGATTCCCTAATAAGAAAAGATAAGTTAACTGATTATGGCACACAATTAGCTGATCAAGAGAAGATTGATACTAGAAAAAATGATAGAGCAGTTGAGGCAGCAACAACAGAATTTGGACGTAATAAAATATTAGAAGGGATAAAAAGCAGTCCAGGAAGTGCTAAATCTACCGAAGGAGAAAGAACAGCAGCATTTTTATCTAAAAGATTAGAAAACTCTTTATCTCAACTAAAATTAGCTACGGGAGGAGATTCAACTGCAAATTCTCCAAATATGCTAGCTAGCACTCTTAAATATGTAACTAATTCAGATTACTTTAAAAATTTAGCAAATCCTGAATCAAGACAACAAGTTGAAGCAGCTCAATTAGATATTCTTGATGCAGCCCTTACATTAGGAACTGGAGCAGCTTATACAAAGGAACAATTAGAAGGATATAGACAATCTTATTTCCCTCAATTAGGGGACAGAAAAGGAACTATTAAAGATAAAGAACAGCGATTACAAAATGTTCTTGATGCGGCAAGAATAAAAGCTGGAAGTGCTTTACAGAAAAATTCTGGGAATAACCCACCTATAAAATTAAGCGATTCACCTGAACCGATGTTTGCCAGTAACGGGACATCAAGAATTACCTCCACAGATGGCGGAAAAACATGGAAGGAGGTTAAATAATGGCATTACCAGCAGGATTCACGCTAGAAGAATCTAAACAATCAACTCTACCGCAAGGATTTGTATTAGAAAAACCAGAGCGTTCTTGGAGTAATGTTGCTGGAAGTGCTGTACAGAATCTTATACCTTCCACAGGTAGGGTAATTGGCGATATAGCTGAGACTGTTATGCACCCTATTGACACAGCGAAAAACATCGGAAAATTAGGTTATGGCGCAATACAAAACGCTTTACCAGAATCAGTTGTAAATGCAATTGGTGCTGATAAAGAATCTCAAGACATGGCTTCCAATGTAGGACAATTCTACAAAGACAGATACGGAAGCATGGAAGGATTTAAAGAAGCATTAGCAACTGATCCAGCAGGTATTTTAATGGACGCTGGCTCTGCTTTTACTGGTGGCGGTGCGGCTATTGCAAAAATTCCTACACTTTCTAAAATAGGCAATGTTGTTAGTAAAGCGGGTTCTTATTTAGATCCAATTGCTAATGTTGGTAGAGCAGCCGTTGGAGCAAAGAATCTTGCTGGTAACACTGCTGCTTTCGTTGGTGGGCTTTCAACTGGAGCAGGAAGTGAGGCAATTAAAGAGGCTTACCGATCTGGCAAAGCTGGTGGTAGCAAGGCTCAGATGCTTGCTGACAACCTTAGAGGACGAGTTCCTATGGAAAACGTACTAGATGATGCCAAACAAAATTTATCAGCAATGAATACAGCAAAATTATCTGACTATAAGAATAATATGGAAGCAATTAAAACAGATAAGTCAATTTTAGATTTTAGTGATATAAATAATTCATTAAATGAATCAACAAATCGCACAAAATTTTTTGATAAAACAATTGATAGTACATCTGTAGAAGCATTACAAAAAGCAAGAGATATTATTGAAGATTGGCAAATATCATCTCCAGAAAAATACCACACACCAGAAGGGATGGACAAACTAAAACAAAAGATTTATAACGAGGTTTTGTCAAAAGTAGATCCAATAAAAGAAAAATCTGCTTACGCAGTTATTGGCAATATTCATAAGTCAATTAAAGAAACAATAAATAAACAGTCTCCTACTTATGCAGAAGTTATGAAGGATTACCATAACGCTGAAAATCAAATACAAGAAATTACACGTTCTTTATCTCTTGGTAATAAAGCATCAGCCGACACAGGAATGAGAAAACTACAATCTGTAATGCGTAACAACGTAAATACTAATTATGGCAACAGATTAGGTTTAATAAAAGCATTAGAAGGATTTGGAACAAAAGATGTTATGCCAGCTTTGGCAGGGCAAGCATTAAATTCATTAACTCCTAGAGGATTACAAGCACTTGGTACAACTGGGCTTGCTGCACTCGGTGTGCTGAGTAATCCAGCCGCATTAGCTTTAATCCCTACCACTATGCCAAGAGTAGTTGGGGAGGCTTCACTTTTAGCAGGTAGAGGAGCTGGCTTAGTTGACAAAGGATCTAACTTAATAAGAAAGACACCTATATTAGGTAAAACTGATCCTCGTATTTTAGCTAATGCGTTATATCAGATGCAACAACCAAAGGAGCAAAGACAATGAGTTACAACGGCTCAGGAACATTCGTAATCAACTCTGCTGGACAACCAGTAGTAACTGGAACAGCAATCACTTCCACAGCCTTTAATGCGCTTACAGGCGACTTAGCTACT